CGAAGCCCACCCCACAGCGGGCTGGCTGGTCGATGTCCTCAAGGGATGATTTCCCGTAAGCTGCACAGTTTCACCCGGCAAGGTTTGTGTAGTATATTTTGAGAAATCGCTTGCTATTATCCGCCTTTAGAGCGAATATGTGTACACCGAAAGGGAATACACCGCCGAATTGGAGGACACGAACATGAAGAAAACCACCGCCCAGAAGACCGCAGCCTACCGCCTGCCCGAAGCCACCACCCCGGAAAACCTGGAAATGAAGCTGATGAACAACCTGGGGACCATCCTTACCTTTGGCGACCGCATCCTCGCCGTCGGGTACTTCTACGATTCCAACGGGCGCAGCTACTACGGCGCTGTGTACCGGTTCACCACTGAGGATCACACCTGCGAAGGCGACATCAAGCTGGTCAGCGTTTCGGATGAGACCTTCATCGACAACGGGCACGCCATGGCCTGGGCAATGAGCAAGGCGAACTAAAACAACCACGACATAACACCCTACAGGGATGGAGCCGGAAGGCTCTGTTCCTCGTTACAGCCGCGAAGGGCTGTTTTTTTATGCTCATTTTACGGAGGTGACGGACATTAGAAAGCTCAAGAAATACACCCCCACACCCTTTATGGCCAAGAGGTCTCATTACGACAAAGCCCTGGCGGACTATGCCGTCAGCTTCATCCAGTGTCTCTGCCACACCAAAGGCACCTGGGCGGGAAAGCCCTTCGAGCTGATCGACTGGCAGGAGCGCATCATCCGCGACCTGTTCGGCGTGGTCAAAGAGAACGGCTACCGGCAGTTCAACACCGCCTACATCGAGATCCCAAAGAAAATGGGTAAGTCGGAGCTGGCCGCTGCGGTGGCGCTTCTCCTCACCTGCGGGGACGGTGAGGAACGCGCCGAGGTGTATGGCTGCGCCGCCGACCGTCAGCAGGCGTCCATCGTTTTTGAGGTAGCGGCGGATATGGTGAAGATGTGTCCGGCGCTCTCCAAGCGGGTCAAGATCCTCGCGTCCCAGAAGCGCATCGTCTACCATTCCACCAACAGCTTCTACCAGGTGCTCTCGGCGGAAGCCTACTCCAAGCATGGCTTCAACATCCACGGTGTGGTTTTTGATGAGCTGCACACCCAGCCAAACCGGAAGCTCTTTGACGTCATGACAAAGGGTTCCGGGGACGCCCGGATGCAGCCCCTCTACTTCCTGATCACCACGGCGGGGACGGATACCCGCTCGATCTGCTACGAGACACACCAAAAGGCCAAAGACATCCTGGAAGGCCGGAAAATCGATCCCACCTTCTACCCGGTCATCTACGGCGCCGATGAGGGGGATGACTGGACAGACCCCAAGGTGTGGAAGAAGGCCAACCCCTCTCTCGGCATCACGGTGGGCATAGACAAGGTCAAAGCCGCCTGTGAGTCCGCCAAGCAGAACCCTGCCGAGGAAAACAGCTTCCGCCAGCTCCGGCTGAACCAGTGGGTCAAACAGGCGGTGCGCTGGATGCCGATGGACAAGTGGGATGCCTGCGCGTTCCCGGTTTCCGAGGACGATCTGGAAGGGCGCGTCTGCTACGGCGGGCTGGATCTTTCCTCCACCACGGACATCACGGCTTTTGTGCTGGTGTTCCCGCCGCTGGATGAGGAGGACAAATACACCGTGCTGCCTTACTTCTGGATACCGGAAGACAACATCGACCTGCGCGTCCGCCGCGACCATGTGCCTTACGATGTCTGGGAGCGGCAGGGGTACCTCCAGACCACGAAGGGAAATGTAGTCCACTACGGCTACATCGAAAAGTTCATCGAGCGGCTGGGAGAGCGGTTCAACATCCGGGAGATCGCCTTCGACCGCTGGGGCGCCGTGCAGATGGTGCAGAATCTGGAGGGCATGGGCTTCACGGTGGTTCCCTTTGGACAGGGCTTCAAGGATATGTCCCCGCCTACCAAGGAGCTAATGAAACTGGTGCTGGAGGAACGCATCGCCCATGGGGGACATCCTGTCCTCCGCTGGATGATGGACAACATCTACATCCGCACCGACCCGGTGGGGAACATCAAACCGGACAAGGAAAAGTCCACAGAAAAAATAGATGGCGCCGTTGCCACCGTTATGGCCCTTGATCGGGCCATCCGATGCGGCAACGACACCAGCGAGTCGGTCTATGACAGCAGAGGGCTGCTGTTTTTATAGGTTGCCTATTAGCGAAATTCTGATGTCAGTTCTGAGGTGTAATCCCGTACTCGATGCCACTGGTTCTTAAAACGGAAGTACAGCTCACCATCGATTTCCTTCATGGGACAGGTATACCGGCATCCCATGTTTGTTATTTAAACCCAGTCACAGGCGTAGTTGATACAAAGCACCAACATTGTTGATCACTCCGTTTCGATAACTTCATAATCGGGGTCTTCATAATCCTCCAGAGGGTAGTCGCCTGGGTTAGACATATAAAGTGTTTCCGCACCTTCCCGTGAACAGGAGATCATGTAGTCCCCGTACTCTTTTGCCTCTTCTTCGGAATCGAAGAGTTCATCTTCTTCCTCCTCGGTACCATCGGGGTATTTCATAAGGAGTTTGAATTTTCGACCAGAGTCATCACCCAGGGATTCCGGCTCAAAGTCATCTGTCGATTCATCGGAGTCGCCGGTTCCCTTTGTAGCCAAGTATGCAGCACCCACCGCTACACCGATAATGCCGACAATCTTTGCCCCAGCCTTAAGGCGCTCCATCCACTTGGCTTTGCGCTTTTCACGGCAATCGGGGCAGAGCTTCTGTTTTGTACCCGACTCAAGCACTGCACCACAGTCGCGGCAAACAACAGCGTGAGTTGTTTCATCTGGCAAAGGTTCAATAGGTGTCACCTGGAGACTCTCAGCGTTGAATGCCCCAATGGGGTACTCACTAATATATCCAGACACCGTGAAGGATCGTCCGCAGCTATGGCACTGACACTCCACATTCTCAAATTCATAAATTACCTCATCACCCATCTGCCGTTCGGAAGTAGAAACAGTTCCTTCATCTTCCAGGTCAATGCGATTTTTCGCTTTGCAATAGGGACATTCAACAGCGCGCTGTAGACTAATGCGGTCATCTTCCCATGATGTGTCATCCCCAATTTCTTCTGCTGCCTGCTGGAGTTTTACCTTTTCACAGTACTCCTGCAGAGCTTTTCTAAAGATTTCAGACTTGGGAACGCCAGTCGCATTGCTGGCAAAAGCCAGCATTTCATCCTCTTTATCATTGAGGCGGACACGGTATTGCTTTTCGCGGCTATCTTCCTTTTTAGGCCTACCAAGCATTTTATCATCTCCTTTGATTTAATGGATATCCAGAAAGGCTGTAATCAAAGAATACACCTTTCTCCTCGCTCTGTCAAGTATTTGGATATCCAAAAATAAAAAGAAAGTGAGGTCAAGCCTATAGGCATCTTTTCCGGCTTGTTCAAATCCCGCGACAAGCCCCAGAACCGGACATCCGGTAGCGGGTACAGCTTCTTCTTCGGCGGCTCCACCGCCGGCAAGAACGTCAATGAGCGTTCCGCCATGCAGATGACCGCCGTGTACTCCTGCGTCCGCATCCTGGCGGAAGCGGTGGCGGGTCTGCCGCTGCACCTCTACCGCTACAAGGAGGATGGCGGGAAGGAAAAGGCGCTGGACCATCCGCTCTATAATCTTCTCCACGATGAGCCGAACCCGGAGATGAGTTCCTTCGTATTCCGGGAGACGCTCATGACCCATCTGCTCCTGTGGGGCAACGCCTACGCCCAGATCATCCGCAACGGCAAGGGCGAGGTCATTGCTCTCTATCCGCTGATGCCAAACCGCATGGTGGTGGACAGGGACACCAAAGGTCGGCTCTACTACCAGTACACCACCAGCACAGAGGATGCTCCCACCATGAAGGGCGTTACCGTCAACCTGCCGCCCTCGGATGTGCTGCACATCCCCGGTCTGGGCTTTGATGGGCTGGTGGGATACAGTCCCATTGCCATGGCCAAGAACGCCATCGGTATGGCGATTGCCTGCGAGGAGTACGGGGCTAAGTTCTTCGCCAATGGCGCGGCCCCCGGCGGTGTGCTGGAACATCCCGGCACCATAAAAGACCCCCAGCGGGTGCGGGAGAGCTGGCAGTCCACCTTCGGCGGCAGCGGCAACAGCAACAAGATCGCCGTGCTGGAGGAGGGCATGAAGTACACGCCCATCGGCATCTCGCCGGAGCAGGCGCAGTTTTTGGAGACGCGAAAATTCCAAGTCAATGAGATCGCGCGAATTTTCCGAGTGCCGCCCCACATGGTAGGCGACCTGGAAAAGTCGAGCTTTTCTAATATTGAGCAGCAGTCTCTGGAGTTCGTAAAATACACGCTGGACCCCTGGGTGATCCGCTGGGAGCAGACCATTCACCGGTCGCTCCTGCTGCCGGATGAGAAATCACAGTATTTCGTGAAGTTCAATCTGGAGGGTCTGCTTCGCGGCGACTATCAGAGCCGCATGAACGGGTACGCCATCGGTCGGCAGAACGGCTGGATGTCCGCCAACGACATCCGGGAACTGGAAAACCTCGACCGTATTCCCGCTGAAGAGGGCGGCGACCTGTACCTTATCAACGGCAATATGCTCCCGCTCAAGGACGCGGGGGCTTTTGCAAATACCGAATCCATCGATGACGGAAAGGAGGAAAATGCCGATGAAGAAGTTTTGGAAGTGGAGGAATCAAGCCCAGACAGAGACGGCTCCGGCGGAACGGACGCTGTATCTGAACGGCACCATCGCCGAGGAAAGCTGGTTTGACGATGACGTCACGCCCCAGCTTTTCAAGGAGGAGCTGATGGCCGGGGACGGGAACATCACCGTCTGGATCAATTCTCCCGGCGGCGACTGTGTGGCGGCGGCTCAAATCTACAATATGCTGATGGACTACCCCCACGATGTGACCGTGAAGATCGATGGCATCGCGGCGTCCGCCGCATCCGTCATCGCCATGGCGGGCACCAGGGTCCTCATGTCCCCGGTGTCCATGCTCATGATCCACAATCCTATGACCGTGGCTATGGGCGATACCGGCGAGATGCAGAAGGCCATCGAGATGCTCTCCAGCGTCAAGGACTCCATCATCAACGCCTACGAGATCAAGACCGGTCTGTCCCGCGCCAAGCTCTCCCACCTCATGGATGCGGAAACCTGGATGGACGCTGGAAAGGCGGTGGAGCTGGGCTTCGCCGATGAGGTGATGAAGCGCCCTGCCGAAATCGAGGACACGGAACCCCCGGCGGTCACCATGCTGTATTCCAAAGCGGCGGTGGTCAATTCCCTCATGGACAAGATCGCCGAGAAATGCAAAACCAACCGACCCGCCCCCAAGGCGGAACCCAAGGGCCGCTCTGTAGGCGATCTCTACGAGCGGCTCAATCTTTTGAAACATTAAAGGAGGAAAACTACCATGACTATTTTGGAACTGCGCGAGAAGCGCGCCAAGGCCTGGGACGCCGCCAAGGCTTTCCTGGACTCCCACCGCACCGATAAGGGTACCCTGTCCGCCGAGGATGACGCCGCCTACTCCCGCATGGAGCAGGATATCACCGATCTGGGCAAGGAGATCGCCCGGATGGAGCGCCGCGAGGCTCTGGACGCCGAGCTGAACAAGCCGGTCAGCCAGCCCATCACCGGCAAGCCCGCCGGCGACCAGCAGGCCGAGAAGAAGGGCCGCGCTTCCGATGAGTACAAGCGGAACTTCTGGAACGCCATGCGTCTGCAGGGCAACCCCTACGAGATCCGCAACGCCCTGCAGGAAGGCACCGACAGCGAGGGCGGTTACCTGGTGCCGGACGAATATGAGCGCACCCTGGTGCAGGCTCTGGAGGAGGAAAACGTGTTCCGCCGCCTGGCCAAGGTCATCCAGACCTCCAGCGGCGACCGCAAGATCCCCATTGTGACCAGTCACGGCACCGCTGTCTGGCTGGATGAGGAGGACGCACTCACCGAGAGCGATGAGGTGTTCGACCAGACCTCTCTGTCCGCCTACAAGCTGGGTACCTTCCTGAAGGTGTCCGATGAGCTGCTCAATGACAGTGTGTTCGACCTGCCCTCGTATATCTCCACCGAGTTTGCCCGCCGCATCGGCGCCAAGGAGGAGGAAGCCTTCTTCGTGGGCGATGGCAGCGGCAAGGCCACCGGCATCTTTGCGGCCACCGGCGGCGCCCAGACCGGCGTTACCGCCGCCAGCTCCACCGCCATTACCGCCGATGAGCTGATCGATCTGTTCTATTCTCTGAAATCCCCCTACCGCAGAAAGGCGGTCTGGGTGATGAACGACTCCACGTTCAAGGCCATCCGCAAGCTGAAGGACAACCAGGGTCAGTATCTGTGGCAGCCCTCCCTCACGGCTGGGACCCCCGATACCATCCTGAACCGTCCGGTCTACACCTCTTCCTATGTACCCGCCATCGCCGCCGGCGCCAAAACCATCGCCTTCGGTGATTTCAGCTACTACTGGATCGCTGACCGCCAGGGACGCTCTTTCAAGCGTCTAAACGAGCTGTTCGCCACCACCGGCCAGGTGGGCTTCATGGCCACCCAGCGCGTGGACGGTAAGCTGATCCTGTCGGAGGCCATCAAGGTGCTGGCGCAGAAGGCGTCTGCATAATAGAAAGGCGGTGGTGATGATGGACGAGCTTTTGCAGAAGGTCAAGGAAAACCTCATCCTGGAGCATGACGCCGATGACAAGCTGCTGGAACGCTTCATCACCGCCGCCATCTCCTATGCGGAGAGCTACCAGCACATTGCGGCGGGGTACTACCAGGAGCACCCCATGCCGCCCACTACTGAACAGGCCGTCATCATGCTGTCATCCCACTTCTACGAGTCCAGGGATGGCAGCACGGGCGGCTTTTTCGCAGATAACGTGCAGGCCGGTCAGCAGGTGTGGCACACCGTGAACCTACTTCTCCGGCTTGACCGGGAATGGAAGGTGTGAGTATGTCCTTTGGAAAGATGAACACCTTTATTGACCTGGTAAAAAAGGAAGTCTCCGTGGATGCGGAGGGCTTCAAATCTGAAAAGGAGGTCACCCAGGCCTCCGTCCGGGCATACCGGGAAGGAAGGCACGGAAGCGAGAGATGGGCAAACATGGCGGCTTTTTGGGAAGCCACCGACCTGTTCCGCTTCCGGGTCATTCCCGGTGTATCCGTGACCACAGACCTTGCGCTCCTCTGCGATGGCGACCGCTTCGAGATCACCTCTGTGGAAGACGTGAAGGGCCGGGGGATGTATCTGGAGGTCATGGCAAAGGTGGTGAAGCCAGGTGGCTAAAGTGAAAGTAGAAATGCCGGAGGAGTTCCTCCGTAAGCTGTCCCTTTTGGGCAGCAAAACAGATGAGATCGCCGGTCGTGTCCTGGAAGCCGGCGGCGAGGTCGTTTTGGCAAAGGTGCGAAGCAACCTCTCCTCCGTTATTGGAAGCGGGACAAAATATGACTCCCGCTCCACCGGTGAGCTGGAACGCTCACTGGGCCTGACCCCGCCGTTGGTGGACAGGGACGGAAACCACAACATCAAGGTCGGCTTTGCCGAGCCGCGTTCCGATGGCGGCAGCAACGCCATGCTGGCCAATATCATCGAGTACGGCAAGAATGGCCAGCCGGCGAAGCCCTTTCTCAAACCCGCCCAGACCTCGTCCCGGAAGGCCTGTACCAGCGCCATGATCCGCAAGCTGGAAGAGGAGGTGGAGAAGCTGTGAGTCTGCTTTCTGAATTGAAGACCGTGGCGGATACCTGCGCCATTCCGGTGGAGACCGGCGTCTTTTCCGGCGTGCCGCCCGACCTTTACCTGGTCATCACGCCCATGGTGGACACCTTTGCGCTTCATGCCGATGATTCCCCAGGGTACGACACCCAG